CAAGTGGAAAAGATTTCAATACATGGGACTAAATTCTCAAACATATGGTCAACATGGAACAACTCATAGTGATTGCAAAGAAGAGGATGAATGGAACATTTCATTCTTATATTACTATAATACATTTTGGAACAATAATTGGGGTGGTGATTTGAGAATATATGATGAACCACAACAAGGGTTAGATGGTAGAAACGAACACATTAAGAATCATCAAATCGGAAGCATTGAGTTTGTTCCAAATCGATTGTTAATGCTTGACGGAAGAATACCACATGGTGCAGATGCACCAACAGAAAGAGCGAGATATATGGATAGACGCTCAATAGTTCTAAGAGGAGATGAAATAGAACTAGTAAACAAAGAAGATTTTTACAATGCCAACGATAGATTTCACTACATTTAACGAAGAGAGTTTAAGAAACTTTAAACCTGTTCTAGCTAAATCAGTCTCTCCAGATTGGTGGAAGAAAATGAAAATCTTCCAAGCAGTAAGAGGTAGAAGAGCTCAAACTATTCGTGCATGTCCAGCTATGCATGATTGGTTAAAGTCGGGTTGGTATATTCTAGCAAATAGAGATATAGAAATTTTAGTTGGACAAGATAGAGAGGGTTTATCAGATGAAAATTTTGTCACGAGAGACCCAAAGGGCGCCGAGGGTTATTGTTCACCATCGCATCCATCAGACCAGTTTGATAATGCATTTGATTATATAAAGAATGGTAAAGGTCATGTTAAAGATGCATTTAAAATGAGAAATCCTTGGAACATTATTACACCAGCAGGCTATTCTGCTTTCTACTTAGAACCCTTTCTATTTCAGAATGATTACTTTGCAACATGGCAAGGCATCATAGATACAGATAAGTTTAACACAAATATAGATAATTCGCAAATTATATTCTATCCAAAAACAGAAGAGTCGTTTACTATAACAGAAGGAACACCACTAGTTCAAGTTATACCATATAAAAGAGAAGAGTGGACCGCAACATATCAATTAAAAGATGCTAAGACATGGCATGAAAACAGAAGTGAATATACAACACATACAGACATGCCTGGTATGGATGAATATGGAAGAACAGAATACGACAAAATTAAAAATGATGAAGAAAAGAAAATGGGTCCGTATAGACTAGAAGGTTATTGGGAAGAGAAAGGACAATTTTATGGAGAAGACGAACCACCTCCAGAATGTCCAGCACATATAAAGGAAGAAGATATGGATTATAGTGGTGCGTTTGAATCAGATGTTGAAGAAGAATATGATGTGGGTGGAGCTGCACCAATTTCGAAAGACGATGCAGAAAGAGGATCCTGGTAATGGCAGTTAGATTAATGCATCCAACTTATCTATTTCATTCATCATTTTTGCATGAACCGAGAGACAAGTGTTCAACTATGACCGAAGAGTATTTTGGTCTATTAAGAAATGAAATGGATGCAATAAGAAACAGAGATAAAGGAAGAAAGATATCAAACCAAGAATCAACTAGTTGGCAATCAAACGATGGTATAGACCAAAATCCTATATTCATTGGTGCAATAAGACAAATTAAGAGACAGGTAAGAGATGAAATGATGCCATTTTTGGGCGCTAGAAAAGATTCTTTTGATATAGACTTTCACAATGCATGGGGAAACATTAATGGGTTCGGTGCATGGAACTCTCCACATTTACATAATGGTTGTTTCTATTCTGGTGCTATGTATATACATGCAGACGGAGATGAAGGAGATATATTTTTCGTAGACAAAGACCCCAAGATTGTAGGTGATATGCCTGCTGTTGCTAAACTGAACGACAATGTTAAAATACACCCTATAACAGGAGACTTATTATTGTTTCCTAGTGGTTGTATGCATATGGTCGCACCCAATTTAACTGATAAAGAGAGATACAGTATATCGTTTAATTTTAATGTCAGATTGAGAGATTATAAATTAGGAAAAAACGAAGTACCTGGCAGAGATGATATTAAGAACCTAGATAACATATGGCATATTGATGACAGCGGCGACTTTATTTACTAAATATAAGCATGGAAATTGCAACGATATCACTGGATCCGCATATGCTATGGAACTTGGTTCTTACTGTTATAGTAATACCTGCTGGTTGGATACTTAGAAGCATCTTCGCTGAACAAAAAAGAATTGACATACTTATCAATAAGACAAGAGAAGAAATTGCTAAAGATTATGTTACCAGAGAACAAATGGAAAAAACCTTTCAAAGAATTATTGACTCTATAGAACGAATAGATGAGAAGATAGATAGACTTCAAACAAAAACTTATTTCCAAGATTAAAATTACTATAAATAGTAGTATAAACAGGAACTACTATTATGGCCTCACCGAACAGTAAAGCAACACTTAAAGAATATATCAAACGAAAGCTTGGTGCTCCTGTTCTGGAAATCAACCTGGACGATGACCAATTTGATGACAGAATAGATGAAGCACTACAGTATTTCCACACTTATCATTACGATGGTAGCATAAAGACTTATTTAAAACATAAAATAACAGATACTAAGACTACTCAGATGAAGACTGATGAGTCGTTTACAGAATCAGTTGCAGGAACTCACCTGTATACAGACGAAGTTGTTAAACAACAACAGAACTACATTCTTCTTCCAGAGTTTGTTCTGGCTGTAATGAACATATTCCCTTTCAATGATAAGAGTAATCTTAATATGTTTGATATGAGATATCAGTTAAGATTGAATGATTTGTATAGTTTAACATCAACCAATATTCTATACTACGAACAAGTTCAACAACAATTATCTTTAATGCAACATGTCTTAGTTGGTAGAACACCAATAAGATACAATCAACACATGAATAGATTGTATTTGGATATGGATGTAGATAGTATCTACAAAGATGAATACTTAATCATAGAGTGTTATAGAAAATTAGACCCCACAGACTTTACAGATGTTTATAATGATATGTGGTTAAAGAAATATGCAGCCGCATTATGCAAATACCAATGGGGTGAAAACTTATCTAAGTTTCAAGGTATTGCATTACCTGGAGGAGTGACTCTTGACGGAATTCAAATGAAACAAGAAGCGCAAGAAGAAATACAACGACTCGAAGAAGAGTCAAGATTAAATCATGACATGTTACCCATGGATATGATTGGATAATGAGATATGCCAACTAATGTTTTTTTCAACCACGCAGTCCAAACGGAACAACAACTATACGAAGATTTAGTAGTTGAGTCTTTAAGGATTTACGGACACGAAACTTTTTATTTGCCTAGGCAGATAATAGAAGAAGATACTATACTGAACGAAGATGTTCAGTCTAAGTTTGGTGATGCGTATTCAGTTGAAATGTATATAGAAAATGCAGAAGGTTTCGAAGGAGAAGGAGACCTTATGTCTAAGTTTGGTGTTCAAGTTAGAGACCAAGCAACATTTGTCATATCACTAAGAAGTTGGGAAAGATTCATTTCCCTAGACTCAAACCTTGCAACATCATTCAGACCCAATGAAGGAGATTTAGTTTATTTCCCTTTAAGTGGTTCAATGTTTGAAATCAAATTTGTAGAACACGAAGACCCATTCTATCAAGTTGGTAAACTATTCGTATTTAAACTTAGATGTGAATTGTTCGAATACAGTGGTGAAGATTTCGATACAAGTATCGGCGATATAGACTTAATAGAAGACGAACAAGCATACTCATTGAGTATGACAATGGGTAGTGGAAACGCCAAAGATTATGTTGCTAATGAGAATTTAACTAAAGGTGGTACAGTTGTTGCAGAGGCTGTATCGTGGCATCAACCCACAAGCAAACTACTTGCAAAAGATATAATAACAACCCTAGAAGTGAACGATGTATTAATTGGTGCTGTTTCAGCTGCACAATTTACAATAACATCAATAGATGATAGAATGACATTCTCTAATGATGCCGCCGCTCAAAATCTAGAATTTGAAAACAGAGATTCGGATTACCTCGACTTGAGTGAAACGAATCCATTTGGAGAACCATAATGATAGAAAAAATAGTCGCAGATGTTCTTAACATCGATCCATCAACAGTAAAAGATGAACACAACCTAGTAGAAGATTTGGGTGCAGATTCACTTAACATTGTTGAATTAGTAATGCAAATTGAAGAACAATATGAAATAGAAGTGCCTGATGAAGATGCAGAAGGCATAGTCACAGTTGCAGACATTAAACAATATGTAGAGGATAATGCATAATGTTCGGAACATATTTCTACAATGAAACTATTAAGCGATGCGTATCAGTATTTGGTACTTTGTTTAATAATATTCAATTCAAGAAAATTAAGGCCGATGGAACAATTTTGTCCTCGCCTATGGTTCCATTATCATATGGACCTAAACAAAAGTTTTTAGATAGAATCAAAGAAGAACCTAGTCTATCAGATAGAAATAGAAGTGCGATATCATTACCTCGTATGGCATTTGAACTTACAGGTTTTGAATACGATGTTGCAAGACAACAGAATAAACTTATAAGGTCCGCAAAGTCTACTTATGAAGCAGATGGTAAGAGAGGGTTTCAATACAATCCAGCACCATACAATTTAAACTTTACATTATCTATTCTAACAAAGAATATGAATGATGCATTACAGATAGTAGAACAGATTCTTCCATACTTTCAACCAGAATACACAGTCACAATGAAAATGGTAGATGCAATGCCTGATAACAGAGATGTGCCTATTATTTTAAACAGTGTGTCCTTTCAAGATGACTATGAAGGTTCATTTGAAGATAGAAGAATTATAGAATACACTTTAGACTTTACAATGAA